CAAATGCTATTGATTTGTGCAATCAAAGAAAGCCACATAGTATTTGTTAGATTGCCAACAGTAGCATTAGGAATAACTGCGCCAGTTTGTCCCCAACCAAAGGCCGTAGCTAATGTAGAACCGACTGGGGATCCAATGATTTGATTAATCAATGCGGCCATGGCATTGTATTCCGTCACATATGCTACATTGACTGAAGTTGTGCTAGGATAAACTTGATCCCATTTTGTGCCATCATATATACTGAGGACACCATTTGATGTATTGTACCATAGTTGACCAACTGTGCCTGGGCTTGGTTCTGTTGTTCCGGTAGAAACTCCACCACCACATTCAGCCCAGGGGCCATTAGATGTATCAATGTTTGCTGCATTATAAACCATCAACGATTGAGTTGTGGTATCATACCAGAGTTGTCCTGTTGTTGGAACAGCTGGTGCTGTACTGTCAGCAAAATTTTCTAATAACCATAACAAATTTTCTTGGAGTTGTTGACCCCAATTTGCACTTCCTCGACCAGTCAAAGTAAGTGATGTATCTGATGTATCTGTTGTTTGTGGAAGTACAGTAAATGATGGCTTACTAGAACTTGTCCAGGTAAACGTATATTGATCGCTCATGAATTATCCTTTGCGCCGACTCACAAAAATTGAAATCATTCAACTCGTCGGTATAGTGAGTTGAATGATTGTAGATCTATTTATTACTGATTACAATGTACCGCCAATTGCTGTTCCTAGACCAGGTTGAACAATAGTCTGTGAAGCTTGATCAAAGCGAATTTGTAAACTAATAGTCACAACTTCAGATGCACCATAATCTAGTTCGCCGTAATCACTACCAGTAATCCAGCAACCTTCAATAAGCCATTCTTCTAGAACTGTATCATTACCATCTAGTTGATCTAGCTTAATACCAAATTTATAGGCAGAAGCTGTCGCAGCTGTAGCAAGGTACGGACCTGAAGCACCAACCAAAAGTTGTTGTGCATCTAATTGTGATTGAATAATAGAAGTAGCAAGACCAGTCACATCATCTTGTACAACCAAATTCATTGCTTCCCATTCATGCTTACCAGCCACATAGGCTGTTGAGTTATATCGATCAAGCTTAACTTGTTCGAATGTTAAATTGGGACGAGTTACAGTAATTGCTTGCATTGATAAATCAGACGAATTACCACCCGCACTAGATCCAATTCCTTGGAATAGCACGCGCCATTTATTTTTCAACTTAGGCATTAATATACCGAAACCTACGCCAGGGATTCCGACTTGACTTAGGGTAGCCATGGATTTTTACTCCTTATTTATAGTACGAAAATGTACTTATTCAGGAGTATTTATAGAGAAAGACTTTAAAAGTTGGTCTTTTTCGACAGTGCATTTTAGAAATTTCTTGGCAAACAAAAAAGGAGACTCGCAATGAGTCTCCTTTTTATTAAAAACTAATTCAGTTATGAATTGTTTGAGCTTGAACCAGTAGTACCGCCACCTGGCATTGCTGCACCGGTTGCTAATACTGTGATTGGGATGTAAATAAATTCTGCAGCAATAACTGGTTGTAGTGCAACATCACACCACAATTGGTTTTGTGCAATCAAAGCAGGAGTGTTATTACTTGTATCGCATAACGAAACAAAGTCATACAAACCACGTTTGATCAATACATCACCAAGGAATCCATCTACTGCGGCTTTCAAATTATCACGAGTGATTTGGTCATTCGGTTCAAACAAGAATGGGAAAGCGCCAATACGTAATGCACGTTTGATATACATCAACAAACGAACTACGTTAACACGATCCAATGCTGAATCTGCTGAAGCTGAAGTTTTCTGACCAAACACGAAGAAGCCTTGGCCTGGGAAATATGCAAATGGATTAATATTTGCAAAGTCCTGATACAACACATCTCGTTGACCTTGATTCAAATTGACTTGATTGAATGTGGTTGCAGTTCCGATGGTTCCGGAAATATAACCAAAACCAGTATCAACACATGTGATCAAACCACGATTCACACCAGCTGGAGCGAACCAAACTTTTGATACATTATCCGAATACGCATAAGTTGCTAAAGCAACACCAGATGCAGCTACGAATACTTCAACACCATTTAGGTTTGAAGTCATTGCATTTGGGTAGTAATAAGCAATGCTAGTACCATTTGCTCGTGCCGTTGTCGCTGCCCAGGTTGCTGTTGCTTCCGGGGTCAAAGTGAATGGAGTATCAGCAATAACAAATGCTTCTCCATAAACATCAGCTGACAAATTAACTAAGTCTTCAGCAACTTCAAAATAGCCAGGGCATAGAATCAAGTTGTATGGGTAAATATCAGTTGTACGAACTTCAGAATTTGAATTAATCTGAGCAGCTAATGCAACAACGATATTAGCACGCTTTGCTGCATCACCAGTACCAAGCACACTAGTTACTACGGTTTCCGATACTGTGAATACGAATGTATCACCGATTTCAAATGCACCAGATCCTGCTGTAATTGTAAATCCGACTTTTGTGTTATCATATACAACACCAACTGAAGCTGCAGCTTTCGATCCAGATACAGAACCAACTACAGTAAATGTTTGTGGTGACCCAGTAGAATTACATGTTAATGTCCATGTTTCTGCTACTTCAGCAATATCAATGTTTGGTGTCGAAATTGTACCCTTTTGTGCATTTAGCCCTGATGTAACACCAGTAAAAATAGGGGTACTTGGTAGAAGTTCTGTGACTGGCAAATCAGCCAAATCAACATCAGCACGAACTACATAGGCTTGATTACCAATACCTAGATATTGGTTGAGCGCAAATAATCCATATTCATTACGTGAATCACCATGTAATTGGGTCTGTTGAGCAAGCGGTAATGACGATGTTGATGGATCGATTCTGAATGCTGGAACACCATATGAAGTCACTGACATGCCTAGCGAAGTAATCGTGCGGACGATCCCGCTTTCAGCAGTGTAAGCAGCAAGTGTCACTCCATCAGTCTGTTTTTTATTTGCTTGTGTAGCAATAAAAAACAAAGGCACTGTTGGCGACGTTACTGGGATGTAGAAGCTCTCGTCGATAATCGTCACGCTTACGCCGGGCGATACTAGAGTAGACATGTTAAATCTCCTTTTTTAATTTTGCACTTTAATAAGCACAAATTCTCTTTTGATCTTATAGTTCTATTTATTCATTTAGGCAGTTTTTACGGCGAATTAACTGTCACTTGAGATTCATCAATTGTTGTAGTAGCCCAGATATCACCAGCAAATGGTTCTAAATCCCCGGATTCTCCATATGTATCCAATGAAAATCCTTCAATGTCACCAAAACGTTGTATAATGGTTCTAACCAAATCATCTTTTAAGGCGCCTGGAGGACTAATCCAAGTCGACATTCTAAAATTCAAATTCCAAACTATGATTCGTTTTTCTGGTCCAGTTGGATAATTTTCTTCTGATGCTAAACTTAACAATTCAACCGAACATTGTCTAGCCCAATCAAACGGAGAATCATTAATCTGCAGTTGTAAAACAGGATCAAACACAATTAAAATCTGTTCTAAAATCTGAAACATTTGATCCATATTGGAAGCATAAATTGCCAACTCAAAAGTCAAGTCATATGGGATTGGCATTGCACGTTCCAAAACTTTTAAGTCTGTCGGAAATACTCCGCCGGCCGGCATAACAGTTTTTCTTTGAGTCATCCCAACACCCATTCTTCGTTCTGGCGCTAATTCAATTTCTAACAAATAGGTCGACATAACAGGAAGAACAAGCATTTTGTTCTGTGTAAAACCATTCGATATAGCAGCAACAACACGATCAATTGATCCATACCTAACAGGAACACTAATCATATGTTGGGTCCCGTCATCTTGAACCCCAGTCTCAACTTGTAATCCAGCAAAGATCGAAGAAAACTGCGTGATTAAAGTTTTAAATTGTTCATTATAAAAATACCCGGTAATCATTTAAATCCTTTTATAGTTTATCTGCTAGATTGATTCGTTGACTCGAATCAATCAATCTACGCATTGATGGCTTATATGAAGATTGTTGAAGTCTTCTATCTGTTTCTAAATAAATCCAGCGATTTTTAACTTGGTTCCATTGATACAATTTAGGAGGTAAATATGTATCACTCGTATAATTCATTCTGAAATAATCTTCATTTGACGGCGAAGTTGGAAATGATGTTCCTTCAGTGTATGCTTGATTATTAGGAGGTAATCCATCTTCTACTGAATAATCTCGACCATCGTATTTACCTCTCAAATGATCATCCGTCCAAATCAACGGCATCCCACTACGCAAACCAGTGGTATCAGAACCAGTCAATGGAACTTCTTCTTCAGCTGTTTTTATAATAATTTCATTTGCTTCTTGAACAAGTTGATTCAATGGTGAATCAGACACCATAAATTGATCATCGGTTAATGTGGTATATCCTTTATCCGATTTAAACAAACTCATATTTTCTTGTGATGCAATTGCTGGTGTGGCCGTAATTCTATATAAAATAGGTCTCCAACCTGGCGCATATCCTTCTGTACTCCAAGTCGTATCAGTCACTTCTAACCATTTACGAACTTTAATTAGATTATTGTCATATTGCGCTTCACTTGGTAATTCGATAATGTCACCAATCACGACAGGACGCCCCAATAAAGTCACCATCCTAGCGTATGATACTGTAAACAAATATTGCTGTGGTAAATCAATACCAAACTTAGTTAATTCTGTTTCAACATCTATTAAATCGTAATGGCCTCTAAGCTGGATAGAAATATTTGCATAATCACGATCTCTATTTTCTAAGAAGATTAAATCTTCTATGTTACCCAAATTAGTCTGTGTGTAATTCATCATCTGGACCTGAACAACAATCCATCCATCAGAAGAGCCGCCAGCAAACATCAACGGAACTATTCTCCACATTTGTGAAGGTCCGGATTGTTTAACCGAAATCAATTCCAGTTCAGCAGTATTTGGTAGATTAACTACATCAGCTCTGAGCCAAGTTACACCGCCATCATCAGATCGTTCTATACGAGCTTGGAGAACTCGATTTTGTGGATTGGGGCCTTGTTGAATATTGATTGATGTAATTTCTTGTCTAATAGGCTGTGATGGATTATATTGTTCTGAACCTGAAGCAGTTTTCAATGTTCCGAAGTTATATCCAATGAATGAATTAAGTACAGAAGGTCCCACTTGTAAAGATTCCCATCCAGCTGTACTAGAGGTAAACGCATCAGCAAGAACATATCCACCAGCAGTACCAGATGATAAAGGATTTCCGGCACCGGTTAAATCTTGGAGTTGACCTTGCTCATGAACTCCTAACATACGGAATACATTAATTTGAGCGCCAGCAATCTGCAAAGCTTCAGCAGCAAGATCTTCGGCGTAATATGTATCAGCATGATCACCGGAATAACTATTTAAATCCCAATCACCGAAATGAAGTGGTGGCGGAACATATTTTTGAATCATTATTTCAATCCTTTGTAGTTTTTATAAACAGAGTTCTAATTTGGTAATGGCTCAATCAAATCAGCCAATTACAAAGCTGTAATTTCCGGCGTTATAGCCTCCGTTCCCAACTTCCATGTCCATGATTTGGCGTAGTAATTCTGTTTGGTCTTCGAATGCTGATTGTAGGAGTTCTGATCCGTTAAGATTTATACCGCCACCAGCACCAGGTAAAGAAGCAAACTTGGAACGGATATGCCCCAACATCATTTTAGCTTCAGAAACAGCCCAGCCTTGAATCCATTGAGTTGAATAGCGATCAACAAGAAGTTCTTGCTCGGTTCGCTCAGTCATTGCCTCTAATAAAACATGTTCGCGGCCAATGACTTGTCTAAAGGTTTCTAATAAGCGAGTTGCTTCATTAAATCTAAATGCGATTTCTCCAGCAAAAATCTGCGAGAATTGTTCAGCATATGCATTCATCATATAAATCGAAGTCAAATCGACAACACCTTGAGTGTATAACTGGACCAAAAATGATTGACCATAAATTCCATTTTCACCCTGAGCAATCAATCCAAGCCCAGAGACGCGCCAAATCTTAACAATGTCTGTGATTTTATCTGTTCCGGCAACTGGATCATTTAGATAATATTTTTGCTGTTTATCTTCTAACCGAACAGCAAAATATTTTAAAGAGTATGCGTTATCCGCGCGACGTCTAAATTCTTGAAGTGCGTTATTGATAGCAATCTGGTAATGTTCTTCGTCAAGTTCAACAGAAATTCTAGGCCATCCTAATTGTCTTTTGATTATAGTAATTAAATTAGCACGTTCATTAAAGCTCCCATCTGTCCCTGGCGCTTTACTATACATTGGGGTTCCAGCATCTGTTGTATTAACAACAGAATATCCTGTCCCAGTCCAGCAATAAAGCAATTTGGTCACTTCATGATAAAAGAATTGACCTATTTGGATATACGGAGCTTCTGGAAATTCAATCCCGACAAGTGTTCTATCTACACCAGCAAGAACCCAACCAGTCCCAGTCCACATACTGGTTGCGCCAGTTAAAGTGTTATAGTAAACTTGGCCTATAGAAGGTGATAGGGGCGGCGAGGTGGCTTGAGCGATATCACCTGAATAGGTATTAGAGTCTATCTGTAACGCATAGCTCTGGTTGCCCCTAGTGTAATATTGAAGTGTATTTGTAACTGGATGTCCGGATGCAAAATAGACTGAATCTGGATTCAGTCCAACAACATTAATCGAAGTGGAAATTTTATCGCCATACATAGCACCAACAACTTGAGCATCTCCAATCATTGATTGTGGGACACCCAGGTCTTGGGAAGCTATATAAGTTTGGCCATCAACCGGGAAATTTTCAGGAAGGATTTGAGAAGTCTTTAATGTTGCCACTATCCCGTTATACAAAGAAAGGTCACGTGGCAAAACCCAAGTCAACACACCATTAGTTGGTGATGTTCTTGTAAAGACTACTCTGATTTGATCACCAACAGAATCAATAGCTTGTTGGGTGAGAGGTGTTGAGTAAATTTGACTCATCGTGTAAACCTTGTATGTATTCTAGATAAACATATTTATCTAGAAACCCATAAAGGATCACAATGACATTCACTTACTTAATTTGAGATACGCTGAGTTGGAGAAACGAAAAAAGGAACCTTTCGAGGTTCCTTTTTTCCTGGTGACATCCCGTTATACTGCCGGGTTGTGCTTATAGGTTTTCGTTTCTTTGTTCTTCAGAATCGGCATTTGGAACCGGTCGCTGGGTGAACGAATGATCGAAATGTACTGGTGAGCCATACCATCAGTTAGTGGATCTTTTTCTTTACTACAGACTTCCATGAGTTCCTTGATGGTCCATTCTTTGTAGTCACCGCTTTCGGTACGTTGACGGAATGCTGCAGCCATCCGTTGGAGCTTCGAATCACGGATCTTCGGTTTGCTTTCCGGAAGTGCTGCGGCGACTTCGACGATCTTTTCTTCTTCCTTGATGTCCAGAAGGATCAGCTTTTCGAGATCAGATGCTTCCATGGCGGCGAAGACCTTTTCAGCGCTTTGCAGCTTGGAAGTCTTGAACACATTCTTCGTTTCACCAGTCACATTGTTATACAGTTCAGTAAGCTGGGCATTCGAGAAGACATGCAGATCTTCAGCTTTGGCAATGATGATCTGGTCGTTGCCAAAGAGATCGATATTCTTGACATTGGACACAACACCAATAATGGCACGAGTCACTTGGCTTACAACGAAAGTGGTCTTCGACATTTTAATTCTCCTGAAAGTTTAACTTCGTAAGTTTAATTCGTTTGGATCATGTAACTACTTTAACTTGTTTTTTAGAACTTGTACAATGCTTTTTAAACCTTGTTCAAAAATTCAATGATCTTTGCATCTGCTTTTTTGGAAGCCATTTTGAACTGGCTGATGACAGTATCAAGGCCTGTTTCTTCCATCAAGACATGAAGCAGCGCAACTTTGTCTTGGTTGTTCAGTGCTTCCAAGGATGGAAGCGGACGATATTGGAAGCATCCGTCATGCTTGACAATACGCATCTTAAACCGATCGTGTTCACTTCTGAGAATCGATATATACATATTCGCCATCATCTGATTTCCGACAATTTCGACAAGTTCATCGAAGGTCCATTTCTTGTATTCACCATCAGCCAATTGGTGACGGAAGGCTTGGGACAGGCGTTGAAGTTTGGAATCACGAACTTGGCTGGTCATGGTGTTTCTCCGTTTAGTTTGTCGATAGATCCATTATATCAAGTCCTGGAAAAAAGTAAACTTTAATTTTCAAGATTATTAAAGAATTTTCCGGATATGGAATACACAACAATTTTTATATTGTACAGAGAACCAAGGTCATTGTAAATTGGATTTTAGTGATGATAGAAAACAAAATAGGATCTCAAATTTGAGATCCTATTTTTTCATAAAACATT